CTACGTTATATCCCATAATTTTTGACCATTGGCCGGGAGAAACTACGAGATTTTGAGCGAACCCTAGAGAGTTTGCATAAACGCTAGAGGCGGCTTCCGCACCATAGGCAAGGAATCCGGCGGCGTCTACTGCATGTGCTCCGGTTTGTGCTCCGGCACTTGCAATAGTTCCGGTAGCGAATTCGTCGGTTACTTTAGCGTAAGCGAACTCGAGGTTTTGTAGGAGAGCCTGTAGGTAGCTTGGATCCGAGCGGTCAATGAGCTCTACCGACGAAATCGAACGGCCCTTGAAGGACTGTACAGGAACCGATAAATAAGTTGCAGTTAAATTAGATTCGGTTACCGGATCTAGTTCGTCAACATTTGCAACCGTTGGAACCCCTGTAACTTTAGGAAGTTCGAAGGTCATACCAGTAGCTACCAAGGTTTCCCGAGTTAGCGCGTCGATCATGCCACGATCTGCATTAGCTAGAGGGTTAATAACTTCGCGGCTCTGAAATGTTGGAATCATGCCGGGAGCTGTTGAAGTTGAGTTATCCGCCGCCATTACATATTGACGGGAATCCTCGTCGCGCATAACACTAGCGCGTAATGAGTGTTGCAGATAAGTAACCTTATCTACGATAGGGCTACGAGGTGAGGCATAGGCAACCGGACGGCTAGCCTTTACTTCCTCGTTTGGAGCTTCGGCGGTTTCTGTTACCGGAGCTTCTTTAACGGTAGATTCTTCCACGCGTTCCTCCTTGATAGTTGGGTTTGTTTCCTCCGAAATAGTTTCCCCTTCGGAATTTTCATTTTCGCTCGCCGCTACATCACTTACGCGAGCCGTTCTAATTGCAGGTTCCGTTACTAGAGCTACACCGGTTAATTCTCCGGCTAGTACTTTCATGGTTCCGTCTTTCTGCATTTCGTAATTGTCTACGGCTAGCTCGATCGAAAATCCATCACGTAATCCGGACATAGCTTCCTCGATCGCGTCGCTACCGGCTGTTGTCTTAGCAATTTTAAAGCTAGCGTTTATGGCTCGCTCGCCGTCGAGTTCCATTTTTAAAGTTTTCCCAATTCTGCGGGTTGAATCATGTTCAAGATTTAGAAAAACATCTTTAGGAGCTATTGAACCTTTAGCAAAAATAACTTTTCCGGTTGAGGCGTTAGCCGGTTCGTTAAATGCAACGATACGACCGCTAATAGTTCTAGCTTCCGAATCTGCCGCCGTAATGGTCATAGGTACGGTTAGTTTCATAGGATTAGATCCTCTTTCCTTTGTATTTCCTCGGTGGATAAAGCTCCGACGCGGTTTAAGATTTCGTAAACTTGAGCTCGCTCTAAAGCTGAACCTCTTAGGTATACGTCTAAATCAAATCGCGCGACTTGTGAACTTGGGGTGAAATCCGGCATAGATAAACGTTCCTCGATCGAAGTCATTAGCGGGATTAGTGAAAAATCTAGAAGGCTTTGTCGGGCCGTTGTTGCGTTGGAGTAGGTCATGCTTGAACCGGTTTCGGCGTCTACAAAATACGCCGGAATTCCGATAGCTCTCGCTAGTTCGGTAGCGATATAGGAACGCCCGGCCGCTAACTGCATTTTCTCCGGATCAAATCCAACGCTTTCTAAACTTACGTCGGAATTTAAAAACGCGGTAGAGCGATTACGTCGAGCTGTACCCCACGCCTCTAATAACTTAGCGATTCGATCCGCCGGGAGTGCGGCTCCGTTAGATTTTAAAACCATAGTAGGCATAGGCTCGCGCGCGTACATAGTCGCGGCGCGCTCTAGCTCTGCACCTGCTCTAATTGTTCGACCGGCTCGGTGTAATAGGCCTTCATCATTACCGTAGAAAACTACAAGCGAACCTACGCCGCTATCCGGAACGCGGTAACCGTCAATTGTGTAATATTCGATTTCCGTTCCGGTTGAATTTAAAAATGACGATACTCGATAAGGGTTAATACGTTCAACGCTACGAACGCGATTCGTATCGGCGTACAGCTCATAAACGCGCCAGTACGCGTAACCCGTTAGGAGCAAATCCTCCGCCGTCCAAACGTAGGTAGCACTTCCCGGGATTCTTGGATCCGGGTCGTTAATAATTCTAGGCGGCTCAATTCGCTCACCGGTAGCTCTATCGCGCAAAACGATAGGAACGCTAGCGATACTAGAGCAGATTATGTTACGAGCTCGCGCAATAGTCGGAATCGACATAGCTTCGGCGCGAGTAGCTACATAAGAGGCGTTATTAAATCCGCTCGCCATGTCCCAACCCGGATAAGTAGGAACCGGAGCTAATGACGCGTCAATTTCACCGCCCGGTAAGTTTTCACTTACCGCGTTTAGTCGAAAACGATCGAATAGTCCCATGATCGCATTATTAACCGGCCTTGTACACCTATCCCGTTAAAATGTCTACCTCTGTCTCCGGGCGTGTCGCAAAATGTGTAACTAAAGCTGTAGCTACCGAGGCGCATACGGCGGCTTGTGAGGCTCGACGCCCGATAATCCAACCGCCGTCCCCTCTAGGTAATTTAACCGAGCTAAGTATTTGTAAATTTAATTCGTCTTGGTCTCGGTGTCTTAAACGCCCGGAATTTATAGCGCCTAACATTTCGTCGCAACTTTGAGGGTAGTCGCTATCCATTTCATAAATAGGAATCCCGGCCGGCTGTAATCGAGCGGCTACCGCGCCGCTAGTTCTACGGCTATAGGCAACATGCTCCAGAGGATAGCGCCGGGCATAAACGGCTAAATCGTTAGCTATAGCTCGATCGTCTAATTGTAAATCGTTTTTCCATGTGTGGAGCAATTTCACTATAAAGCTCTCCGCCCCGAGTTTTTGAGCTCCGACTAAGGCCGCATGTTTTCGATCCGGGCTAAGGTCAATAGCTAGCCAAGTTAATCTATCCGGCTCTAAATCTAATTTAGGATCCGCGCAAGCTTTCCAAGAATTCGAATCTATAGCACTTTGAATAGTGGCAACCCAACGCGAGAGAACCTCGGTCATAACTACATCTTTAGGATCGTTAAAGGTAGAGCTTAAATTATCCGGGTGGATAGTGTGGCCTAAAGCGGGATTAGCGTAAGCGGCATTTTCTAAAGTGATTTCGTCGGTAGGAGAGCTCCACTCAAAATAGGCCGCGTCATCTATCGCCCCGCCGGCTGTAGCTATAGCTCGATCTCGTAAGCTATTTAAAATTGTACTGTGTTGGTCTCCGGCCGAACTAAATCCCAAAACTTGAGGATTCTTAGCCGCTAACAAGGTATACCGGAGAGAGGCGAAAGATTCTAAATCGTGCATTTCCCGGAGCTCATCTAGGTAAACGGTCTCCGGCTTGGAAACGCCTCGAGCGCTTGCACCGCCGGCCTTAATCATAAAACGATTTCCGTTATGTAGCTGAATTTCCTCCGCGCCATGAGACCAGTAAATCCGCTTAACCTGTGATTTTAATTTTTCGTTACTCTCGATCATATTGACGATAGTTCGAAATTGCTCAAAACTTGTAGCGAGCCGGTGAGCCGAGGCAATTTGTAGCGGCTCCTCAAATAAGAATAACCCGGCAAGAATCCGGATCATCATCATGGTCGATTTACCGGACTGCCGGCTAACAACCGTAGTTACTATCGGGTGAGCCCAACGACCGTCGGGACGGATTTTTAAAGCATGCTCAAAATAAAATTTCTGCCAAGGCATTAGGTCTATGTTTAATTCTTTACAAAAATCTATAACTTCTTGGCCCCTTGAAGGTAAATCATTAAGCGGCGTTGAAATTCTAGGCGTCGGAGAGCCAATAAGCGGAGCTGATTCCGGCGGCGAAACCGATCCCGCCCGGTCGAGTTCGATTACGACCGCTTCACCGCTTGAGCCGACCGGCTTAGCTTTAGTCATGACTTACGCTTACGTTTTTGGGGGGATTTAGTTCATAAATGAGGATTATGAAGGATCTGCTGGCTTGCCTGTCCCCAGTGAGGTGCAGGCCCTTGTATCTGCTATTTTATAAATGAGGATTTTGAATGATCTGCTGTCCTGCCTGTCCCCCAGAGAGG